TATTATGCGACTCTGGCAGTCTCGCCGGCTGGAGAGCTTTGCGCTCTCTCGGCCAGCGGCCAGCAACCGTGGACTGGCCAGGAGATGATTGGCCTCGGCTTCACGAATGGGTCTGCCCAGCCGGCCATTGGATCGGTGGTTTCCGGCGCTACGTCTGGCGTCCAAGGTACTGTCCAAGCCGTGAAACTTTCTTCCGGCTCATGGGTCGGTGGTGACGCCGCTGGTACCATCTATCTCAAGATGGTCGATGAGAAATTGTCGTTTGATACTGGATCAGTCGCATTCACGGTCGGCGAAACAGTCACTGGCGAGACATCTGGAGCCACGGGTACCATAGTTGCAGTTGTCAAAGAGAGCGGAGACTGGTCTTTAGGCACTGCTGCTGGATATCTGGTGATCCGAGGCGGCAATGGTCTGAATTTCACAGCTGGCAAAAATCTCACGTGTCCGTCAGGCGGATTGGCGAAGACCCCCGTGTCAGGCGGCTCACTCGGAGACATCAAGGCACCTTATATCTCTGCAGAGGATCTGAAAATTGGCGAATCTGTTGTGGCGAAAGCCAATGGCATAGGATCAATTCTTGCATTCACGTGTCAAGATTTAGAAAATTACGCTAATAAATGGTTGTTAGCTGCCGGCACCGACAAGCGATTCGGCGCAATCAATGCCTACACCAACGATCTTCTCTCTATGCTCTTCTATCTTGACACTGGCACATGTCACTCGCAGGGTGTGACGTCGATGGGCGACGGCTGTGTAAGCAAGTCTTGGACTAGGCGTTTCAACGGCGTCGATAATGGTGCTGATAGCATTGATTCGCTAGTCGATGTCTGGGGTACTGGGAAAGGTAATGGGGCAGCAAGCCAAACCCCAATGATGTGGCGCGGGATAGAAGATTTCTGGGGGAATGTGTATGGTTTTGTTATAGGCATCGAACCCAGAAAGAGTGATGTCTGGCGCATCATCAATCCCAACGGGCTGAGCATTTTGGCTCATCCACTCACCGCTGGAACATACATAAGCACGTCTACGCCATGCTCGGCGACGTCGGGCTATTGGGGATCATCACTAAAAGAGTCGGCAGCGAAGTGGTTGTTGTTGCCAGCAGATAACACCGGCTCAAGTAGCCAGAAACGATGCGATTATTATTATGCGCCGAGTTATTCACCAGGGGTCTTGCTGGTCGGCGGCGCTTGGAGCGATGGCACGCATGCGGGGTCGCGTCTCGGAATGCGGCTTACGCGTCCTCGCCTTCGTCTCGGCATATCGGCGGTCGGCTCGAATTCCTGCCGTAAATCGGAGATCTTATATCTATGGTCGAATACAAAAGATTTTCTGATTTTGCTGAAAAGAAAGATAATCATTTAGGCGGCGACAAAAAGCGTCTAGATGATATTCTTAATGTCGAAATTCTTGTCAAAGATTACAAGATTTCGAAAAGTAAGCATTATTCAGGAGATTATGTCACAATACAGTTTGAAATGGAAGGAGTATTATATGTGGCGTTCACAAGCTCGATAACTATAATGGATCAACTTGAAAAGTATTCAAAGGAACTTCCATTTTTGGCGAAAGTGGCGAAGATTGGAAAATCATATTCCTTGTCCTAAATTTGGATACGGTGGATCGAAAAGTCTTGCTAGTCAGCAGCAATTGGAACAATGGCACGAATGCGGGAGTCACGTATCGGAATGCGAATAACACGTCCTCGAATTCGAATCGGAATATCAGCAGTCAGCTCGAACTCATGGCACATGAGTGTAGCCTTGAATAGCGATCCATCGTGCACCGTAAGGTCGAATACAAAGCAGAGCCCGGCTATGGTGTTAGTATCCTCTTGGAGAAAGCTCTGTAGCCTGGCGAAGGCTATATCATGAAACGCTGTGGAAATCTTTATGATGAGATTACTGACTATCAGAATCTGGTATTAGCTCACTTGAAAGCTAGACGAGGAAAGGGTTATTATACCGACGTGAAGAAGATCAATTCTAATCCGGGATATTATTTGAATCGCATTCAAGAAACATTGATCAATAAGACTTACAAGACATCTCGTTATACTATAAAAGCCATTCATGAACCCAAAGAGAGATTAATATTCAAACTTCCGTATTATCCTGATCGAATAGTGCATCACGCGATAATGAGCGTCTTGCAACCTATTTGGGACCGTACATTCATTTCAGATGTATATTCTGCGATCCCAGATCGTGGAATTCATGCGGGGCTTTTGAAGTTGCGAAAGTTTTTGAGGGATGAAAATAACACAAGATATTGTTTAAAGTTCGACATTAGCAAATTTTATCCTTCAGTGAATCATGATATTCTTCTACAGCTAATCGAACATAAGATCAAGTGCAAAGATACTATGTGGTTGCTAGAAGAGATAGTTCGTAGTCCTGGCGGCAGCGCGAATATACCAATTGGAAATTATCTTTCTCAATATTTTGCTAATATCTACTTGAATGAATTCGATCATTGGCTGAAGGAACAGTGCGGAGCCAGACGTTATATTCGATATGGAGATGATGGCGTAATCCTAGATTCAGATCGATCTTATCTCGTGGATCTGAAATTCCAAATTGAGAAATATCTCCGAGATAAGCTTGTGCTTCAAATCAATCCCAAAAGCTGCATAATTAAAGTTGATACTCAGGGTATAGATTTCTTGGGATATCGGACTTATCGAAATTATACCCTTCTCCGAAAGAGATCTGCGAGGAAGCTAAAAGAAAGAGTAGATGCCATCGTGTCCAGGCCGGAAAATTTCGGTCCGCAGTATATTGTAAGCTCAGTAGTTTCGATGTTGGGCTGGTTGAATTATTGCAATAGTTATAATTTATCAAATAAATATATTTATTCTAATACCGACTTGTTGCGTGTTTTCGAGACATCTGCGGACTTGTTAGAAATAAATAAATCGAACATAATGAAACTCGTGCGAGGAATATAAGTGAAAGAGCACTCACATAGACAGTTGCCTTGGTACTCTCTTGGACCGATTGAGAAAATCGGTTCCAAGTGGTTCATCAAGGATCTCTACGTTCGCTGGAATGAACAGATCGAGGAGAAAGAAATGGGAGACGGATTGATCACAGAGTATGTTTATGATGCGATCCGGTTTAATTACGAACTTCCGGTTGATGCCCAACCTGGTGTCGAGGCTGTAGAATACTATCTAGCAGAGGCCGAGGATGCGGTTACTCTGCTGGCTCAGAGACTCCTGACTCAGGAGGAGGGATTCAATGAGTCTCAGTGACGCCCAGAAAAAGAAGATTCGCGACGTGGCCATAGGCCACGTCGTCGACAGCAAGTTGCCCGTCGAAGACCAGATTGCTGCTATCAGAAAGCAGGTGGTTGCTATCTCCGAAGTTCTCAAGGTTCCGCTTGAGCCGGATTTCAAGTTACTTGAGGATTTGGTTGCGGTTGAAAAAGGAGATCGAAACTCGAAAGAAGTTTCGGGGACAAGACCATGCGAAAAATAATTCCAATATTTATTCTGCTGGCGGCACTCATATCTGTTGCCAGCGCAGGAACGTACACAATGAACGCTTCGAGGGATTTTGTTGTTGTCCCGGTAGGATCTATTCCGACCAAGGATTACGAAGGACGCAGGAGAAAGTCCAGGACTTCAGTCCTGGGAGTATGTCAGTAATTGTCAATAAACAAACGGAGGAACCAATATGTTCTTAGAAATAATTATATTGATATTTTTCTTAGTTGCATCTGTTTACTTGGCAAGTAAGTTCTATATGTGCGGAGAACAGATGAAAACATTAGAATCATCTAATGAATCTCTATCTGAAGAATTGGTCGAAACTAGAGCTTGCCTGGAGAAGACCAAGAAAGAGAATGCAAAACTTGTGATCGAACTGGAGAAGACTAGAGCAGATCTTGCATTAACAAGAGGAGAACTGGAGAAGACGAGATCTGCTCTGAATTCATGCACGGATGCCATACATGGCATTCCATGAAAAGAATAATTGCCTGACGGAGGCAACCAAGTGACTAAATTATTTACACCGGACGATATACGAAAATACTTTTATGCTTCTTGCATGCTAGCAGGAGTGGCGTTTATTGCCATTATGTTCATAGTCGCTACTGGCGGTTCTGGAAATTCACTTGATAGCTCACTGTCAGGTACAGGAACAATGGATTACAGACATGACTCTGAACACAGCTCAGACTTGGCTATGGCTGAAAACGCGACTGTCATGTATGATTATTCGAGGACGTGGGGTGAAGGTACCGACATCGCGAGAAGTAGCTTTATGGTCACGTCGGCGAAAGGCGGCTACAAAACACAGTATGCTGTTACTGGATATGGCGCGAACCACAAAGTGACTTATCGTGCTACAAAGATCTCTGGTGATGCTTCGTTTGCATCCGAAATCACATTAACGGCAACCGAAGCAGGTGGCGAAAACTTCGATTCCATAATTCAATTTGATACCAGAGATGGTAATGCAACCATACAAGGTAGAGTCTACAACAGCACGGCAGGCCGACCGGCCACATTAGAAGAACTGGATGCAGTAGGTAGGTACCTATTGAATACTCATCTCAATGTGAGTGTTGCGCCGATCACACCCGAAGATTGGCTTGGGTTCTGCGAAGGCTTGAATAAGGACGTTAATATACCAGAAGGAATATATATCTTACCGATGAACGACAGCAAATATAATTACGCGCTGGTTGATGGCAAGATAATAAGGAGTTTGAACACAACAACATGAACAACGCAGAAACCTTGGTGTGGGCGATTGGTTTTTTGATCGGGTTCTGGTCTACATTCTTGGTTCTGTACTATGTTTTTCGGCCAATTCGCTGAATCTTCTACGGGGGAGCCAAAAACGGACGAAAATGAGAAGTCTCGCTTGGTAGAAGATTTAGCGAAATATCCAATCAGGTCTGCCTGTATACAATTAATTGATGGCGGGCTTGTTGTAATTGAAATCGAAACAACAAAACATAAGCAAGGTAAGTTTTTATGACAAACATGTACGTTTTTTGGAAGTTGGTAGATGATCCGCCAAGTCCTTGGGGTCGAACAACCAGAACGAATAGATATCTGAGATTCGATTCTAACACCGCGAATCATTGGGCGGATGTTGGTACTGCGACTCACACTCATTCTGTTACAGGATATACTTGTGGAAATGGAACTCCCACGTCACTCAGCTACCCCCCTACTGAGGTTTATGCTCTGAATCCCGCACACCAGCATACAGTTTCGTCTTGGGGTATAAGTAACGGCAACAACACACCTCCCGGATATGGGCTTGATATAATTTATATTGATCTCAGCGTATGGGAATCTCAGTGGCGCAGATTTCCACAAGGAGCAATGATTCTTTCTGATGGTGTGCTTCAAGATGCTGGATATCTAACATTTTCCAGTGGATTGGTTGGTAAGTATATTGTAAATGCTGAGCCTGGTTCAACGTTCGGAAGCAGTGATCCGCACGCACACAGCGTTTCAGCAACTACTGACTTTGGATCCGCACCAACAGCCGAAAAAATGAACAGCCCAGGATCAAATTCAACAAATTACAGTCATAAACATAATATTTCTTTGAATTCTAGCAGCGTTTTCATAGAACCCAAGAATTTGGTAACCAGATTATATGAAGTTACAGCTAAGACTTCCAAAGCGCTTGCTGGAACAGTTGTATTCATTGATGGTTCAGCTAGTGCAAATTGGTCACTTCTTAGTGGCTGGGCTGGAGGAAATTTAAAGATAGGTGATTCTAATCCAACGTTGTCTGGTAATGATACACATACGCATTCATTTTCTGGAAATACTGCAAATGGTTCTGTTTCTGCAAATACAGTAGTGTCAACTGGTGAGGCATATACCGTTTGTGCGGTTACACACTACCATCCTGTTTCTGGAACACTTGCTTCAGCAAACCATGTTCCACAGAGCAAGTATCTTGTACCAGCCAAGTTAACGACAACATTATATGCACCTACCGCAGGCAATCGAGCACAGATAATCGGGTTGTGGTGATTATCGAAATTACAATTATTTTTTTTCTATTTTTTAGAGCATATAATTAGGCTCGTCATTTTCATGAGTTCTGAGTAAGCATTTCTGCTTTTCTCCTAATGTTTTTGGTTTTTTGAGCTGTTTTCATCAAAAACTATATATACCTCTACCAACCATTAATGAAAATAAAGGTTTGTGAAGCGGAGGTCTAGGATGAAAACAGTAACTGGTATACTACCAAAACAGAAGAAACAACAATTGGTAATGCGGATTGTTGTCTTGCTGCAAACGGAAAAGAATTTCTAAGTATCGTGGAAGAGTATGTACATGCTATCCGCGTGAGAGATCTTATCAATCAGAATAATATTAGACCAAACACAATGTATTTGTATCCATACGGTAAGTGGAATCCGCGCGTTATCAGAGAAGTAAATGTACCATTACAGCAGATGTTTCTGGGTGCTATCCTGAATTGCTTGAACATTTTACGGTACACGATGACATCATCATGTACGGAGATTTGTCTCTATTGGAAATTGACAGTAGTTTGGAACCATTAGATGTTGTGGTACTCAAGATCAATGATTATGTTGTTGGGTGTTATGTTCCGGCATTGAATAGTTGGGTGGCGGGCGAGTGGTCATGGCACATGGATTATGTGAATGTAGTTACCAGGTACGTATTCCCGCAATTTGTTTCTGCGCTGAATTTGGAACCATGTCCAGAATCAATAGCGGCTGAGCTTCGTAGAAACAACAAGGTTCCTACCAAGATTTCGGTGACATTAGGCGCTGATCCGGAGCTCGAGGTAGTCAGGAATGGTCGGGTAGTAAGAGCTGACACTAACCTGATGTTATCCAATCCAATGCAATCAGAGATTGGACAGGATGGAGCATGTGCTCAATTAGAGTTCCGACCGAAACCAGGCAAGCCTCGAGAAGTCATTAAGAATATCAGAACATTGGTAAAGAGGTTCGCGGTAGAATATCCAAATTATGACCTAACTGATGCTGGAAACAACTATCCGTTAGGCGGCCATATTCATGTCGGTGTCGGAAAAATAGCGAACGTACCTAGTGGATTAGTGTCGATGCTGGATGATTTTGTTGGGAAGCCTACTATCGAGATGTCTGGAAAAGCCCGCGACACCTACAAATCACTTGGAGCGGTGCGTGTCCAGCCGCATGGTTTCGAATACAGAAGCACACCGTCTGCGGTGTTCCAAGAGCCACGCATATGTTATATAACGTTGAAACTCGTCGAGAATATATGCAGCAAGTTTTCAATGCAGAAACTATGAAGTATAATGATAAGCCGACACTAAACGATTATATGACGATAGGCGGCTTGACGAAACCACAGGCAACCTATTTCATGAAGTTCTGTAGGAATTATGAGCCCAGTAAGTCGGTACGAGCATCTTGGAAAGTAGAACCTGCTCCTATTCGAGAAGAAGAAGCACTGAAAGTACGAGTCATTTTTCGCGATGATTGGGAAACATCTAACAAGGTTAGAATCATTAATGCGTTAGAGAATGGTCTGAGCATTGATGAGCCGTTTACTGTAACCTTGTATGGACTTCGTGAAGAACGTGGTCAATGCTTGTGCACAGTTCAGCTAAGCGGATTGACCGAATATGATGCTATCAGACCTACATGGGAAGAGCGCCGGCACCTGGTGATTGGCTTCAGTTACGACATAAGAAAATATGGCATCCCTAACGAAGTTTTGTCAGAATTGGTAGCGAAGATACAGGCAACGATCGACGAGGACTGAACATGAAAACTATTGTTGGTCGTCCAATACTGGCAACAAGAAGTCATATACGTGAGTGTATGAATGATTTGATACCAATCACACAAAACTTTTCAGTTCTTGGCATAGCCACGACGAATTTGGTTATGACGGCGAACTTTTCGTGCTTCCGAATGCCATATATACTTATCCTAATAGAAATATTACATTGAATGTCGTACGGGTTGAAAATTTCACCACGAGCTTAAGAGTACCGTCAATATTTTATGATACCAGAGAAAACCTACTCGAATCTACAATATTAGTCGGATATCAAGCTGTAAAGATAAATGTAAACGAAAGAAGAGCCGGATACTATCTGACCAATTTGAACACGCTGGTACTAACAGATTGGACTCACAACGAAACAGGAATTGCTATATTCAAAGAATTGTGGCCAGAAATGATACAAAAACTTGGTTTGGTGCCACTTCATGATATACCTACCATCAAAATAGATCAAATTACGATTGGTGCTGATCCAGAATTTGAACTGGTTGATGATGCTGGTGAATTGTATACAGCTAACAATTTCATGTCATGTACTAGAGATAGTGAGATAGGTGTAGATGGAGCTGGCGATCAAGTAGAAATACGGCCAAGTCCAGGGAACACCTATTGAGGTCACCAAAAAACATAAAGAATCTTGTTAGCAAATTTCAAAGAGATATCCGGAATTTCAATTGTCTGATGCAGGAAACGGATTTCCACTGGGCGGACACATTCATGTGGGAATTGGTCGCCCATTTGAGCCGCCATCAGATCTCGTGACTGTGTTGGACGATTTTGTAGGAAGGCCTACCTTGAACTTGTCAGGAAGAGCCAGAAATTACTACAAGAAATTAAGCCAAGTAAGGTCTCAGCCACATGGTTTCGAGTACAGGAGCCCACCTTCCGCCATATTCCAAAATCCAGCCATCACCTATATTGTTTTGAAGCTGGTCAAAAACTTATGCAGGAAATTCTTTGATTGTGATGCTATGCAGTACCATGATGATCCAACCACAGAAGATTATGTAACAGTAGGTGGTTTAACAAAGCCACAAGCAACTTATTTCATGAAGTTCTGTAATAGCTACCAGGCAAAGAATTCGATTGTGGCTTCCTGGAAAATAATGAACAAGCCAACTGTAACTTTCAGGAATGACTGGACAACTGAAGCAAAGAAATACTATCGAACAGAATTTGCTAATTGCCAATTTTTGGTTCCGTTCAACATCGAATTGTATGGTATTGGTCGAAGTAATGGTAATAGGTTATACACCATAAAAACTAGTTATGCCGAGCAATACGCTGGCAAACCTATTTGGAACAGCAAGAACAATAAAATAAGCATCGGGGTGTCGTGGGACTTGCGTCATGTAGTAGAAAAGCTTTCGTGAAAGAGTTATGTGAAGAAACCAAAAACTATATAAAGAACCTAAAGGAAATTAAATAAGCAAGCGGAGGTAATATGTGCATAATTGCAATTAGTATTGATCGGTATCTAACAGAACAAGAAATAAGAAACTGCTTCAGCAACAATCCAGACGGGGCTGGATTTGCGTATGCAGTAGACGATAAAGTTCACGTAGAAAGGGATTCATGACAGTAGAAGCGCTACTAGAAGCATATCAAGGTATTCCGTTGCCACATGTGGTGCATTGGCGGACTGCCACAAGTGGAGGCATCTTACCAGAAATGACTCACCCCTACAAGATGACAGAAGATTCAGAATTGTTCACGCAAGGTGATCTGGACGTATCGGTCTTGTTCCACAACGGCATCATATCTGATTGGCAAGCGAGTTTACTGAATTTGGTGACTTCTGGTCAAATTAAGCGGATGCCAAAAGGACCAATGAACGATACTAGGATGACGGCTATAATGGCATCATTACCTAATATCGGTGATGACATTCTGGAAATTCTGAACGGAAAGTTCGTTAAGATTCAGCCGGATGGCGAGATAACACGCTGGGGAGACTTCGAGCAAAACAATGGTATTCTATTCAGTAATAATGCCTATAGATGGTATCGATCCATCAGCAAAATTAACGTTCCTCCGATGTTGCCGATGAGGATACATACTTTCAGAGGAAAAAGAATTCAAGACCTTACAGATGAAGAATGGGAGTCTTATTGTAATGAAGAACTCCCAGAAAGTTGCAGATGCTGGGATAGGTAACCAAACATGACGATGGAACTATCCATACGATGGATAAGACTCAAAAATTTGTGAAGAATTATGTGGAAGAGAAGTTCACATACATTCTTCTACTGAAATGCCGGACGATCATGTAGCTGGATGCGAATTCAATGATGATGTGATTGATATTATCCTTAATATGAAATTAACCAAATCGGAAGATATGGTTATTAAGGCGATTGCGCACGAAATGGTGCACGTCCTGAATAATAATGACAAGCATAATATAATGTTTGATAAAGAATGGTCGGAGATGGAAAATACGATTCGATCAAAGTATATGAAATTAGAAAAAAATATTCTTTTTTTGTTTTTTTGTTCATGAAATTTCGTAGAATTCGCTGATTTTTCTGATAAACAAGTCTAATTTTCTATCGTTGAGGCCTGGTGCTGAATTGATCTCGAATATGGTACTTGATATACCATGTTCAGTTTGGATGGTTGCACAATCTACTGCAGCAAAATCTAGGCCTACTACTTCAGTGACAGCTCTTCGAACCATGCTTTTCATTTCGGAGTCCAGAGAACTCACGCGAACCCACCTGAAAAAGCTACCATATCTATGATTCCGGACCATTGCATGCGGGTTGTTGGTAGGAAGCTCTTTCAGATCCGCTTCTATAATACGGTTGTTCATGACAAATAACCGATATTCGTCGATTTTTTGGACCATTTCTTGGATGTAGTAACGGGATGGGTCATAATGTCTAAGTTTTCTGACAGAATTAACAATATAAAACCAGCGACCTTGGCTATGATTGTTTTTTCGAACTATAACAGGAAATTGAAACGTCACCAGATAGAGCTTCCCGAAAACTATAATATTTTGGTGTTCTGATACCAGATTCGAGTATGTTTTGTTTACAAAGCGATTTGTTGGTGGATAAACAGACAGCTTCTTGCTTGTTTAATGTAAGTTCTGGGCCGTCTGGACTGTAGCCATTTCCGTATCGTATTATTACTGAATCTCTTGGTCTTTTTTCGATATAAGCAGCATGTAACTTATTGGCGATTGCTTGCCCAGTTATCCTTGATTTCCTACAGCCTAGTATTTCCATGTGATCTCCATACTAGGTTTAGCAACCGTTACTTTATATAGTTTTTGGTTGGTGGTGTATTCGTAAAATAGAATTTCAACCATTTATTTGATTAATTAATATTTCAACTACGTAGGTAAGAGTAGGATTCACCATGATCTATCAATATGACGTTACAGAAATTCGACTGGATACAGGAATTGATTTGGCTGGAGCTACCTTGCTCCAAATAAGAGTTCAAAAACCTAGTGGTATTCACGTGGTTTGGTCGGCCACTAGGTACTTACAAACCAGTTACATTACATACACAACTTCTTCTAGTGATCTTGATGAAATTGGTCAATATATCCTTCAGCCGTACGTAGAAATAGGCGATGAACCTGCTGTAATCGATGATCTGAGCGTGATTGATGTTGTGCCATCATCTGACATTCCAGAATTGGTCGATACGTTCAAAATATATTATAGGTTCCTAGATGTACAAACATATGAAGAACAAGTTGCGAATACTCATACTGACGCCGATATCCTGTATACAGATTTCCAAACATATTTGGAATTGGCTCAAGACGAACTACAATCATTGTTAATAGCCAAAAACATCACATTGACTGAAATTCAAAAGAAAGTCGCTGTGTGTCATCTGATCGCCGATTATTTTGAAATGGGTAATCCTGATTGGTCGTTCCGGAGTCAGAGCCAAGCACCTGGTGTTTCATTCAGTCGTGGCGAAGAAACTGGGCCGAGAGCTGCTCTCAACAAGTTGTTGGATAGCATTGCTAAAGCTAATGTAGTTTCAAGTATGTCTGCTGGAAGGGGAGCCAAGGTTCCGGTCACCCGCATAAAGGACGCTATCAATTATCCGAAACGGTGGAAGCGTACTGACATTCCTGCTTACAATCCGTTTGATGGCGGGTTCGATGAAGATGAAGTCGATGATATGGGCTACAATGACGCAGCAAACAGCGAGTGGTCCTGAGCATGGCAGCACATCCCAAACGAATTCGGTACACACACAAAGCCTATATCCACCGACAAACCAACGAAATTTTTCAGGTCCCATTTCTTCTAATATGACAATAGTGGGATTTCCACCCCAAAATTTTCAAGTGATGTTATTCGCCGATAAAGCATGCCGAATACGGTTAGCTGGCAGCCTAAATCATGTTGATGTTATAGAACGCGCGTCTTTCAACGAGAAAGGTGTGATCTACACATCTAATGCCTTCGATACACTAACAAGTATACGGTCCGATTATTGGGAAACTGGCGCAACTATAACGATCACAGCTGTAGACTCCGTCGGTATGCCAATAAGCTGGACTCAAACATACGGTCCATTCAGATGCGAATTCGGACAGATGGGTGGTATGTCCGCGCAGATAGAAGCAAATTCACTGGGGTTGGGTACGAAAATAGTGCATTATGTCCGCATGGAACGAGCTGCACCTCTTAGTCCCGATATGACAATGAGTGTAGTGGGTCGTGATAACCAACTCTATGTTCCGATAAGCGATTTTGAGGACATATGCACACCACCTGATTACATTCCACAAGAATGGGCATTTCGAGTCGTCAAGAAGCAAGACGGAGAAATTACATGATGTATCAGATTAGTGGTAAATCTAATAATTTTTATGAGACCAATCACATTAAATTTAATTATAAATGTCCAAAAGGCACGGTAGATGATAGTAACAAATGTGTTACAATAACAGAGGAAGTTTCTCCAAAAGATTTTGAAAGCGTTATAGCACCAATTAAAAATGATCAATATCCAGACGTTCCATTCAGAAGTATTTCTCGATCTAAATTAAAAGACACCGACAACATTCAGTTAGACAACATACCCAAACAGCACGTGAAGACGTTATTTGACAACGTGAAGAGTCTGGATTCGGAAATCACTCGATTGAAGCTACCCAAATTAAGAGGAATAGTAACAGAACCAGACAATAGTGCTGGAATGGCTTCTATGATGGATGGTATACTGGCAGTAACACCATCAATTTTTCGTGATGATCCAGAAGCAGAAGTAAAATTATTGATCAAACGCAATGTAGCAGATGTTATAAATTTGAATAATAATGTACAGCGATATAGTAAATTGTTGGAAAACGAAAAATTAAAGTGGGAAAAAACAATAAAAAATTAGTTGAATCTGGTGCAAAGTTCGAAGAAAGTACGTATTTTATGTTCGGTGAACCTTCTAGATGGAAAGAAAACTTGGAAACTTCTGAAAAACAATTGAAACTTTCTAAAGAGAGATTAGCAGACTTAAAAACAAATGGTCCGGCTGCTTTGAAGTCATCTTGGAAACCGGGAAACGATCCAGCTAGAAGACCATTCGCTACAGACGAATATTTTGATTTCAAAGATCGAACCAAATTACTACTACAACACGAATTTGCTCATCACATTCATCAGCAATATAAGGTGAATGCGGGCAATTATAGCAACCCACCTATGGAACGAGACATAACAAAGATACATGCTAAGTGTCAAAAAGACAACACCTTGATATCTGCTTCGAAATATGGTGATAGCGAGCCACAAGAGTGGTTTGCTGAAAGTTACGTGCTTTATAAAAATAATCGAGAAGATTTGGTAACACCTGCTCTATTAGAATATTTCAGGAAGAAAAAGCTATGATCACCAATCAATGTATTAGATGTATTCACCTGAATATGAATACAGACAAGCTGACATGTGATGCGTTTCCGGAAGGAATTCCAAGCGCAATTTTGCGCGGCTATTTTGATCACAGAAAAAAATATAAAAACGACAATGGAATACGGTTTGAAAAAGCATGACCAACCCAGTTCTACAATACTTTCTAGACGAATTGCATTCGAATGATGAAATTCGGAATCTTTCCGACAACCAATTTTATGTTGGATTATTGAGAGATCCGGTTAGCCTGACGGCTCCACATTACACGAGAATTGGTGTTGAATATGTCTCGGAAGCCGAAGATGGAATCTACTACAGCCAGTTACGAGATTGGAACGAAACCAAAGTCCAGATAAAGCTTACAGTTGTTACATCTTATGGTCACAACGAAAATCATTGTCGGAACTTAGTTGAAAAAATATCACAATTATTTTTAACCAACAGAAAAAAGACCACACCGACTTACAAGATCTATGTGGATAAAATTTCTAGTAGCATTACAGAAACAGAACAAGCTCGATGGATAGGTACCATCAGTTTTGAGGTTAGCTATTTGGTGCCAATTTAAACACAAGAGGTATTCACTATGGTAAGATTGCTTGATGTATGGCGTAGCGGACAACTAACTCTTTCAGAGTATCAGACATATCTGGACTTCGGATATGAGCCAGACGATCTGATTCAGTTGAGTTCCGGGCGTAGCGCAGAAATGGTTACAGTATCGTATATGAATTTGGGCGACGGAAGATCCTGGTCGGTAAAATCTGGTGTAAACGTTCTTGGCTATATTGGACCGAATGCCGACTTAATCAACAATGGAACAATGAACATAGATGGAGACGCATTATTCTACTACAAAAATGGCAAAATAATCAATACTGGCGTCATGAGCATAACAGGAAATCTCCAACTGCGATCGGTCTCGTAAAATTTCTTTTTGAGTATTTATTTGATTATTACAATCACCTCGAGGTAATTATATTGACAGGTATAACAGAGATTGATGGTGGCATTGTGACAGCAACTGAGCCGAAGACGGATTATCAGGTTCAATTGCCATTAGTCCCAGCCACATATTCCGTTGGTACGTGGACCGTATCTGAGGACTCAAATGTCTATTTTGTGACTAGAACAACAGCAGCTGCACAACATTATTACGTGGTTCCTATTATAATGCCAGCCAGAACTACCGCAGACAAAGGCGCGAAGCTCAAATCAGTTAAAATGGTCGTAACATTTGGTGGAACTATCGATACAGCAGCAGATGACACAGAAATCAATATCATCAAGGTTACTATGCCAGCAGATGGCGGTGCACCAGTCGGATCTATTCTAGCCGGTGATGCAGGATTGGATTATGGCTCCACATATGATACTAAAGCCAAGCGTTTGGTAGCCGGAACTCACACTTTTACCGTTACAATCCCGACCAACGAACAGGTTTTCATGAATAGCGGCGAGCAATTATATGCTAGATTCATGGTGAAGGATGCTGCTAATGCAGACCTGACGTGTGTTTTGAAAGGCGCAATCGCCACATTTGATGTGAACACGCTGTGAAATAGCCCATAAACTGGTATAACACCTCATACGGAGACACAAGGACTCATGGCAAATATAGGAAACATTCAGACAACAAAAGGACAAATATTTACGACGGCGCATGTACTATCGCAAAGTAGGGCTAGTTCATCATTTTTTGTTATGGATGGCTGCGATGTTCATCAATCAGCAACTCCTGGAATGTCTGTTGTCGTAGATTCGGGACATGTTTGTGTTGGTTTTGGAATGATCGCAAAAGCTATAATCAGCAATACGCTTACTATATCAGTTGCTAATCCGACATACCCCAGAATTGATGTAATATATATAGATCCGAATGGAACTCCAACGGTTTATGCCGGTACACCGGCTGCCATAAGTCCGAGCTCCAAAACAGATTTTCGAGAAATGGCGAATCCCGCTCCTGGCGGTAATATACCAGCTGGTGTTATACTGGCATTAGTTTATGTACCTGCTGGTGCAACATCCATTGTAAATAGCAACATCAATGATATTGCGACGTATGGATCGTATGTACCCGACATACCATTCACTTCATCGACACCTGGTAAAGTTCCATATTGGACAGGAGGAAAAGCATTATCCGAAGGCTATACCGTAGGAACCGGTGCAAGCAACTTATTACAATTAGATTCTTATGCTAGAATTCCAGCAATAAGTGGTGAATTACTGACGAAAACCGCCACAACCAATGTATTGACCACATCGGGAGATACACTTGTTCGTAGCGGTTCAAGTTTAACGAGGGTTGCTAAGGGCACGACCGGCCAAGCTTATATTCAGGGTGCTGATGTTCCTGTCTGGACCACTAGGAAATTTTCAATAAATTATTCGTTTGGCGATGGCGCAAATCCTATAAGTAACTCTAATACTCTGACGGTACAAGTTCCTATTGCTAGTAAAATAGTTGCTATGACTGCGCGATCTTATGATTCTGCTAATACCTTAGTTACGGTATCTTCCGCATCGCTCGGACTTTATATTCATGATGGAAATGCTGCTCGAGGAACAGCAGTGCAAACTTTCACCATGTCTAATACTAATTATATAAGTCAGTCTAGTTTAAGTTATACCGTGGCCACAGACAAATACGTATCTATTACGTTAGGTTCTACTGACGCAAAAGCAATCAGCCTTAATTTGACACTGGAAGCAACATGACACTTCTTGACGTATGTGAAAATTTGGGCATGCAGATAGAAAACGCTATCCGCCTAAAAATACTTAGTAATGTACCTCCACCTTTGAAAGAATCTACTGTTAAGCAAAAAGGATCTTCTGTTACATTGATAGACACAGGACAGATGCTAGCGAGTGTTTCCCATCAAGTCGACGATTCAAATCCAGAATTAATCACAGTCTCTTCTGGTATATTCGAGGAGAATGTCGCAGAATACGCAGTCAGTCATGAATATGGTCGAGAAGATGCCAATATCCCCATGAGATCATTTATTCGATCAACTTACGATGAAAATTTTGACAAAAAAGCTCTCATCCCGTCAATGGAAGAAATACAAAGTAATCCACGTTCTCGCAGTGCCAAGCTGCGCGTGGCTGAAAGGATTTGAAATGCCTCATTC